ACTTCGCATCTGCACAGGCTGCAGAGAAGGCTTTAGAAGATGCTTATGGCTTAGATGCCTTCAACATTACTGGTGACGTAGCTGGTGGTATTCAATATAGCTTCGTAGATCCGTACACAGGTGAAACTAAGACTGTAGATAGTACAGATCAGTTTGAAGGTCTACTTACAAGCGCTATAGACAACCAAGCGCTACGTGATCAATACACTACTCTAGCTAAAGGCTTTGGTCAAGATCCTGAACAGATTGAAATGATTGAAGTAGGCTCTATAGCCGACAAAGGATTCTTCGACTGGCTGACTGATAACGTAACAGGCAATGAAGACTCTGATGTTGCAAAAGCCTTCGGTGCTGGAGAGCTTCCAGATCTTGTAGTAGGTGGTAAGTATAACATCACAGGCACTGAAGGTGCAGAACAGTTAAACGTCTTAGAGACTGCAGGGATTGAAAAAGACTTAGCAGTTATGCTTGATTACTCAGGCTACAACAAAGAACTAGACCCTTCAGAGTTAGTTGATCTTGTAGGCGAAGATTACATACGTGAGAACTTTGATCTAACCAACTCTAAAGGCGTTGAAGCTCTTGCTATGCAAGCTGCTAGGGCTAAAGAGCAGGGCTCTACTTGGTGGAGTCTTTTAGAGCCTATTGATTCAGTGTTAGGAACTGACATCATTGACTCTAATCCTAAGCTAACAGTACAAGATGGTGAGATTGTCGCTGAAGATGACATAAGCGTTGCAGGCGTAGCTACCTTAGCCGCTGAGACGTTCGCTAATCTGTACGTAGCTCCAGCACTTGCGGCAGAGGCTGTAGGCTTTGTAGGTACAGTATTTGGTGCAAGCCCTCTGTCAACAGCACAGGGCGCATTCATGGCTGATAGTATTGTAGAGCAGCTTAAACCTCTACAGATCAGTTCAGTTGTTAATGGTGACGGTGACGCTAAGATCAACCTAAGTGTCATAGGCACAGATAAATACGTATCTCTAAACGATATGTTCAGAAATACTGGAGAAGCTGTACAGACAACTAACGATGCCTTTGAGAGTGGTGAGGTAGATATAGGCTACTCTCTAGCTAACGGCATAGGCAACTCAAACTACAATAGCTCGATAGGCTCTGATAGTGCTCCATCTGCTGAAGTCAATGAGAAACTGTATAGTGGACGTTCGACTCCTAGCTGGAGAGACTACTTTAATCCGTGGGACAAAGAAATCACTGTAGAGAAGGTAGCTTCTTCAATAGCTTCAGATGGTCTAGACGCTGTAGCTAATCAGCTAAACGTCAAAGCCCCTGAGCTTATGAAGAGTGTTGAGTTCACTGCGAAGCTAAACAGCGGTGAAGACATTGTAGATGCTGCAATATCTACTTACGGTGACTCTATAACATCAATACTACCTGATGGGTACAGTGAAGTTACAGAAACAGCTCTACGTATTGCTGCAGGCGAAGACCGTGTTAGTGTGTTAGGAGACGTCTACGGACAGGATCTAGGACTTGATAACCCTCTAGGCAAAGCCTCTGTAGAGAGTCTTAATACGTATGACCAAACAGGAGATACTAACAAGGCTCTAGTGGACGGTATTGTTACCTACGTTGAAGAAGGTGGTGAACTACCAGACTTCGAAGTACCCGACTACATTGCTAATGAGTTAGACTTCGATCTACCTGACATTGACTTTGGTGGTATAGCTTTTGGAGACCTTCCAGACATCAATCTACCAGAGATGATCGATCTAGATCTTAACATAGGCTCTATAGACTTCTCAGGTGTTCCAGCTCTTGATCTTGGTATTGACCTTGCAGATCTACCTAGCCTAGACATCAATGCACCAGACTTAGATTGGTCAGGCGTAGATGTCACTCTACCAGAAGTAGACCTACCACAGTTAGGTGAACTAGGTGTTGACATAGGCGAACTAGACTGGTCAAACACTAACATCGGTAGCTTAGAAGGTATTGATTTACCTAACCTAGACTTCGGAGACCTTGAAGGACTTGCTAAGGGTACAGTCTCTATAGCCTCTGTAGGCGCTGACAGAGACTTGTTAGAGGGCGATGAAGATCTCTTCTCTATGCCTGAGACAGAAGTCAACAGACTATCACAAAAACTACTTAAAGCTAAGTTGGTATAATTATGACATTCTTACAACTAGTTAATGCAGTGATGCGTAGACTTCGAGAAGAACAAGCTACAACCATCAATGAGTCTGACTATTCAGTTCTCATTGGTGACTTTGTTAATGATGCAAAGCGTATGGTTGAAGATGCTTGGGACTGGAAGAGCCTACGTAGTGACTTCAATGTCACCACAGTCGCTGGAACTTCTACATATACACTGACAGGCTCTGGCAACCGTCTAGAGATCTTACATGTATATGATACTACAAACAACGTAGAACTACGTAGACTTAGCCTTGCTGATGTAAATAAATACAAAGTACAGACTGATGACACTAATGGCACTGTGATGGGCTATACAGTCTCTCATGTAGATAGCAATGGTGATGTAGTTATCAAGCTACACAGCACACCAGACTCTGTTATCTCTCTACAGGTCAAAGCAGTTCTACGACCTTCAGAGCTAGAGAATGACAGTGATCGTCTCTTAGTTCCTTCAGCCCCTGTTATTCAATATGCTTATGCGTTTGCATTGCGTGAGCGTGGTGAAACAGGTGGTCAAGGTGCTACAGAACAGTCTGCATTTGCTCGACAGGAGCTAACTAATGCTATTGCACTAGACGCTGCTTTGAGCCCTGATGAACTAATCTGGGATACAGTATAATGGCTAAACCTTTACAGAGCATCGCCATCCAAGCTCCAGGATTCTATGGGCTTAATACAGAGGACTCTCCTACGTCATTGCCTGAGCAGTACGCTCTAGAGGCTACGAACTGTGTAATTGACCAGTTTGGACGTATAGGTGCTCGTAAGGGTTGGCGATACGTAACAGACACTAATCCAGACTCTATCGTCTCTCTATCAGAGTTTGTTAAGTCTGACGGGTCTACAGAGATTGTAAGCGCTTCAGACACTAAGATCTATGCAGGTGATGAGACACTAACGGATATTACTCCAGCATCCTACACAGTCACTGATGGTAGATATAGCTATGCTACTCTCAATGACAAGCAGTACATGTTCCGTAAAGGAGCTAAACCTGTTGTGTATGACGGTACGACTGCAGTGGCTATTGAGGACCACGCAGACTATGCAGGAACTGTTCCAGAAGGTAACGTAGTTGTTAGTGCTGCAGGTCGCTTGTGGGTCGCTAATACCTCTACAGAGGCTACAGTGATCTATTGGTCTGACCTACTAACGGGTATGAAGTGGAACACAGGCTCTTCAGGCTATGTAGACGTATCTAAGGTATGGCCTGATGGTAGTGACACTATTGTTGCTATGGCTTCCCACAACGGACTCTTGTTCATCTTCGGTAAGCGTCAAATCATTGTCTATGGAGGCATTGAAGACCCTGCTACAATGAAACTAGCAGATACTATCGTAGGTGTTGGTTGTATTGCACGAGATTCTATTCAGACCACTGGTACTGACTTGATCTTCTTGAGTGACACTGGGCTACGAAGCCTACAGCGTACCATTCAAGAGAAGTCTAACCCAATGACTGACTTGTCTAAGAATGTACGTAGTTCTTTGAACCCATTCGTACAAGCAGAGACTCAGCACATGGTTAGTGTGTACAGTCCTGAAGAAGCCTTCTACCTGCTGTTCCTACCTAGCTCTAACATTGTGTACTGTTTTGACACACGAGCACCTTTAGAGAATGGAGCATACCGTACCACTACTTGGACGGCCTTGTATGTACAAGCTATGCTACGTACACGTGATGGTAAATTGTACTTTGGTATGGAGAGTGGTATAGGTATTTATGATGGCTTTAGTGATAACGGATTACCTTACTATCTCAGCTACTTCACCAACTACATTGACTTTGGTGCTCCAAGTAACCTTAAACTTCTAAAGAACCTAAAGATTACAGTCATTGGCGGGTCTGCTACAGACGTAACACTAAACTGGGGCTATGATTACAGCTATGCGTATAAGAAGAAGAAGTTCACGCTTAGTACACAGGTCATAGCAGAATACAATATTGCAGAATACAACGAAGGTGAGTTCAACGCTGGTGTGTTGGTAAACCGCCCAACAGTAAACGCTTCAGGTGGAGGTCAAGTAGTTCAGCTAGGTGTTGAAGCTACAATTGATGGTTCACCAGTTTCTATACAGCGACTAACAGCACAGGCTATCGTAGGACGGACAATCTAATGAGTAACTATTCAAAGACAACTAACTTCGCAGTTAAAGATACACTGCAATCAGGCAACCCTGCTAAGATCATCAAAGGTGGTGAGATTGACAGTGAGTTTAATAACATTCAAGTAGCAGTGGCTACAAAGTCCGACACAGCTTCACCGACCTTCACAGGCACTGTAACTATGCCAACACTAGAAGTAACTGGTACAGCCACTGTTGGTACTATTGACGGAGGCACTTACTAATGGCAACATTCAGCGAGATGTATGACCAGCTGATGCAGACCCCTACTGATGGCAGTTACTATACAGCAGGCGACGTAGCTAACGCTGCTAATGCTGCTAGCAGTAGCTGGCTAGGTAATCTATTTAGTGGTTCTAACATTGCTAGTGCTATTAGCTCTGGTATTGATCTAGCAGCCACTAACGAGGCTATGGACCAAGCACGTTCGTTAGGGCCTCAAGCACTATCTACTGCACAGGACATTGCTAACCGAGCTCAAGAAGCTGCAGCATTTACTCCATTCACTATTACCTCTTCACCAGCACTAGGAAGCATTGGTATAGGCGCTCAGGGCGACATTAGCCTTACTCCTAGTCAACAGCAAGAGGCAATGACACAACAGGCTCTAACGGGCGCTGAGAGCGTTCTAGGAGGCCTTCTTACTGGTACTGGTGCTAGAGAACAAGACATCTACAATCGCCTACAAGCTGCACGTCAGCCTGAGATTGATCGTCAACAAGCACAACTACAGCAACAGATGGCTGCACAGGGCCGTCTAGGTCTAGGTAGTTCTCTATATGGCGGCGGTAGCCCTGAAGAGTTTGCACGTCAGCAAGCACTACTTGAGCAACAGTCTAAGGACTTCCTAACTGCACAGACTGCAGCAGCTAATGAGCTACAAGCACAACAAGGCTTGTTAGGTACATTGACTAGTCAGGCTTATCAGCCTCAGTCTATGATGTTTGATGCTCTACAGGCTTCTACACCTATTCAACAGGTTGTTGGTGCTGGTCGTCTAAGTGGCTCTGAAGCCCTACAGAGTGCTATCACTCCTGTATTGACTGCACAAGTCGCTGGTGAGAAGGAGGCTTCTAACCTATACCAGACTTACATGAATAGCCTTGCGGGTATGTTCGCCCCTACAGTGGCTGCAGCAGGTTCTGCGTCTAACCAAGGTACTCTTGGAGACATGGTAGGCAGTGCAGTCTCTAGCGGTCTTGAAGACCTTTACAACCGAATCTTCTAGGAGGCTATATGGCTGATCCACTATCAATTCAAAGCATGTTCGGAGACATGTTAGGACCAATGTCAAACGAAGCAGGCAGACTAGCTGCTGATCGTGCATTAGGTGAACAGCTACAGCAAGGCTCTGCAGCTACTTTGTTTGCTCCAGAACGTGCACGTAGACTCCGTACTAACATCGGTAACGTAACAGGCGCTGACACCCGTACAACTACAGAGCGTCAAGCAGATCAAGCTAAAGCACTATACTCTAGCATCGACTTCAATGACCCTGCATCAATCCAACGTGGCGCAGAAGCACTACGTAAGGCTGGCTTCCCTGATGCGGCAAACAAAGTACTTGCTGAAGGTAAACGTATTGCTAGGACAGACGCTCAAGATGCTCGTGCAGCTGCTCAGGAACAACGAGCTACTACACGGTTTGGCTACGAAGTATCTGACCGAGAGCAGGCAGAGGCTATTGATGACGTCACAGCTTCTGTGCCTATGCCAGAGGATGGTGACATGGTAGAGTACTACCGACAGTTAGGAGCTGCACTGGCTAAAGCAGGCTTTGGTGAGCAAGCTCGTGGTGCGTTTGAGGAAATGCGAGTAGCCGCTACAGCTAAACAAGGGGGTGAACGCTACGTCCCTGTTGGTAAGAACATCTTTGACCGTGAGAAAGGGGTTTTCATCTCTGGTCCTAATGAAGGTGCTAAAGGTGTCGAAGTAGAAGAAGTTGGCGAAGACGGACGTATTTATAAGTACTTCCAAGACCCTACTACTGGTGAGGTAATTGGCGAGAAGCGTTTACAGCCTCTTCCTAAGTCAGATGCTACAACGACTAAGCAGTACAAAGCTAACTCTGATGGCATCAAAGACATTAACGCTAACACTCTTAGCTACAATGAAATCTTGGATGACTTAGCAGCTACCCCATTCTCTGGAGGCTCTGGAGCTACTATTGAAGCAGCTCTAAAGGACAAGGCAGGTCTACGTAACAAAGTCTCTGCAATCAAAACAGCTACCTCTGCTGCAGCTCTTCGTGAGGCTCTAGGATTCCTTCCTCCCGGACCTGCTACAGATAAGGACATGGAACAGGCTCTAAAGACTGTACCGCCTGATAACGCTAGTTCGGCTGAATGGACTGAGTGGCTAACGAAGGTAATGCGTCTGGCTAATGTATCTAAAGAATACTACAAAGCCTACAACAAGCACATTGCAGACAACAACAGTATTATTGGGTTCGAACCAGATGCTGCTTGGGCGGCTGCTAAACAGGCTGCAGGCTACCAAGCTCCTTCAGAAGCTAAGAAGTCTGAGCAGCCAGCTCTAGCGCCTAACGCTCGTAAATACCTACCACAAGGAGGCTAATATGCAGCCAACAAAGGAACAGTTGATCCAAGGCTTGCAGAAGGCTTACGAGGCAGGTGACATTGCTGCTGTCAATGAGCTAGCAAACTACTTAGATGCTAACTTCCCAGAAGACGAGCCTGCACAGACACCACAGCCTGCACAGACACCACAGCCTGTATCAGCGCCTGTTAAAGAGCAGAGCTGGGACTTCATGGGCGATATGCGTAAATTGGCTGGCTATGGCGAAGAAGCGGCACAGGGCGTATCAGACGCTGTACAGAGCAACGCAGCTATTGCAGGTGGTGTAGGTGGTGCAGTTACTGGTACAATGCTAGGCGGTCCTGTAGGGGGCGTTATTGGTGGTATGATAGGCACGTTTGGTGGCGAAGTCTACGAAGATGTCTACGCAGACCTTCCTCCAGACTACTCCAATGCCCTTAACTCTGCAGTTACTAGCGGTCTTATTGACGTAGCTACGCTAGGCACTGGTAAGGTTATGAAGGCTCTGTACCAAGGCTTCAAAGCTGGTAAAGCACCTGCTGAAGTTGTTGCAGAGATTGCCGCTAAATCAAAGCAAGCACCTAAAGCAGGTGGTGAAGCCTCTATAGCTCAAACGCAGACTACGCTCAATCGCTATGGTGAAACACTAACGCCTGCCGAGGTAGGATCTAACAGTGGCATAGCTAACTTCGTTGATGGACTGTCTCGTGATACACTAGGCGGTGCACCCATAATGAACGCACGTAAGGAGCGTTTAGAGTTAGTAGTCAACGCAGAACTAGACAAGCTATTCAACGGCTCTGTAGGATCTCAGATGACCTCGGAAGAGATCGGACAGGCTGTGAACACTGTCATCACACAGGGCAAACAAGCTCTAGGTGCTACATATGCGAAGACTCTAGACGATGTTGGGACTAAGTTGGCTGGCAAGTCTGTAGAGACTGGTGCAGTTGTAAACAAGATGTCTTCGTTCATCGATGGCTTCAAACGTACTTATGGGAGTGAGTTAGACGACAGTACTCTAACGTTCATTAAAGATCGTATGGAGGAGCTGTCAAAGCTATCTAGCCGTGGTACTGATGCTCTATTACTTAAGAAACAGACTCCAGCAATGGATCTGATCTCTTTTGAGCAGAAGATGAATAGGATGATTGATACGTTAGGAGACTTTAACAACCCTAACTACAATCCTGTAGCTTCTTATCAGCTTGCACAGTTCTCTAAAGAGTTTAGAGACTCTGTAGCTTCACAGCTAACAGGGGTTGATAAGACTGCTGGCGCACTGTATAAGAACGCTAAGGACTTATACGCTGAAGGCATCGGTAATATCTTACCAGAGCTAAATAAGAACGCTGTACAGCAGGCAGGCAAGAAAGGTAACTTCAAACCTCTTGGCACTCTACTGACAGAAGCTAATAACTTAGAATCTGTCAAGAAGGCTATAACAAGTGTCAGAGCTGCATACGCTCAGATGCCTAAAGAGGTTGCTGATGGACTAAGTGTTAAGACTGCTGATGAAGCTGTTGAGATGATCCGTGACGGTTACGTTACAGGTCTCTTGAAGACACAAGGCGATGAGATTATTCAGCCTGAGCATTTTGCACGTATTGCACGTCAGCTCGATGATCCTAAGAAGCTACAAAGAGCTGAGGTAGTTCTAGGCAAGGATAAGGCAGTAGCTCTAAAGCGCTTCCTAAACCTTGCACATGATGTGTCTAAGAAGCCTCAGAGCCCTGCAGGATCTCTAGTAATACGAGGTCTTGAAGCAGCAGCTGGTTTTGGTATCTTTGACGCTAGTGGCTCTGGACTTGTTACTGCAGCGGCTGTGTTTGGATTACCTAACGTGGCAGCCCGTGTCTCTACTAACCCTAAGTTGGTTAATAAGCTCTTGGCGGCTACTAACAATCCGAAGTTCAACACAGCTGATAAGCTCGCTATAGCTATCAACGACCTGCTCGTAAACTACGGCATGTTTGAAGAAGTAGTGGAAGCTACAGCTCTACAGACAGCTGAAGCAGAGCAAGCAGAGGCTATGGGCAATCGCTTCCCATAGACATAAAAAAGCCCCTATAGAGCTACGAAACTCTATAGGGGCTAAATAGTCTCTATCGAGACCTACACCAGTTTGCCTACTAGTATCTTAAGGAAGGGAAGCATTATTACAAACCCTTCATAAACTCCAACAGCAGGCTCGTCCGTTTCAGGATCTTGTCCCTGCTCCCACACCCACAAAGGTAGGCTGTCTACTACTTCGATGTCAAATCCGAAGCCATTACGCAGCAACACCATCATCGTTCCACCAATCTCCTGTCATGTTATCTGAACTGTAATCAGTTACAGTGCCTTCAAAGAAGTTCTTAAAGCTATCCCCATTGATGATCCAATCGAGCCATTCTAGAGGGTTCTCTTTAACCTTCCAGTTAGCCTTCAATCCAAGCTGAATCAATCTTCGGTCTGCAATGTATCGGATGTACTGTTTGACTTCCTTAGCAGTAAGACCTTCCACATCTCCAAGCTCAAAAGCAATGTCAATAACTTTGTCTTCCAGCTTGATAGCATCCCTAAACATTTGATAGATAGCTGCCTTGAACTCGTCAGTAACAATGCGAGGGTGCTCCTCACAGAACTGTCTAAATAGTTTAGCCATGCCTTCACAGTGCATAGACTCATCACGAATACTCCATTCTACAATCTCACACATACCCTTCATCTTGCCATAGCGCTGATAGTTCAACAGCATTGCAAAGGCACTAAATAGGCTCATACCTTCGTTCAGAACAGACCGTGCCACAGCCAATGCAAGTCCACTGTGACTGTGTACGTCCATGTCAGCCATAAAGTCTAACTTGTCCTGCATAGCCTGTACTTCTGTAAAGGCGCTGAACTCGTCCTCTGGTAAGCCTAGAGTGTCATTAAGTAAAGCATAAGAGCGCTGATGAACAAATTCACGGTTGACAAAGCTACTAAGCATTGCACGTATTTCATTGTTCTTGAATTTTGGTAGATAATTTTCGATATAGTTAGTTCCAACTGCAACATCCGTTTGGGTGAAGAGTCGCAGGATTTGGGTGATGTGGTTCTTCTCTGACTCACTTAGCTTTCCTGACTTCCATTGTGTTACATCGTCTTGTAGCTTGGCTTCCCATTCGCCCCAATGAATGCGCTCATGGTCAATGGCAAAGTTCACAGCCCAAGGATAAGTAAAAGGTTTGTAGGCAGTGTTCTGGTCTAGTAGTGACATTAATGGACTCCTCCGACATCTAGGTCATAGTCTTGTTCTGCATACTTTAGCATGCCTTGTTTGACTAGCTCAAGCACTCCAACGGCCTCAATGATCGTTAGACCATCCAAAGCAGCTACAACGTCCTGTGCAGCCTGTTGGCCTTTGTTGTGTCGCTCTAGCATCTCTTTTGTTATTTCCATTTGTTACTCCAATATCCATGTCCCCAACGATTGCTAGGATATGTTTTAAGCCGTCCCGAGATCAGCTTAGTTCGTTTACGATTCAGATTAGTTACAATGTAAGTTATCTGATACTTAATAGGCTTGAATGCTCCGCCAGCCTTCAGCTTCCAATAGAACTTAGCCACGGCTACAGTCCATCTTGTGTTGACCATTGAATGCGTTACATTCAGGACAGATGTCGTACAGTCTATACATACGTAATACGCCTTCTTCTATTCCTGCTTCGTATGCGGCTTTAGCTAAATCCTCTACATAATTAGCATCATCTTTATCAAACCATTCTTCAAACGTCATCACTCTTCTCCATGTAATCCTTGAACACTTGCTCAGGCGTGACACCAGTAGCACCTGCAATGATAGACCAGAGGATGCCTTGCTGTGTCATGATGATACGTTCTTCTTCTGTTAGGTCGAAGGTGTACGTAGCACTACCGTCTTCATGTTCTACTTCGTTGATTACTTCCATAGTTACACACCTATCTTGTCGTACTCTTCGTTCTCTTTGTTAGCGAACTTGTAGCCTTCCTCAAAGGCGGCTTCCCACGCCCATTTAGCTATCTCTTCATCGGTAATGTCTAAGGGACAGCATGAGTTGAAGTGTTCCCACCATTCTTCAAAGTCCATCACTCTTCCTCCACAATCTAACTAAGTACACAATAGTGACACTTTATTGCGCCATAGTGTGCCAGATATGACACTTTATTGCGCCAATGTACACTATATGTAACTAAATGTACACTAGCTTTTAGTGCGTGCCATTACTAGCTTTTAGCGTGCCTCTAAAGCCTTCCAAGAAATAGGGAAGGCAGGTTCAATAGCTTCCCTCAGCAACTCCGCAAACCACTGAGCTTCCTCCTGTGCACCGTCACCGCTACGTAGATTCCACACATGATAGAACGCTAGTAGATTACCAGACCAGATGAAGTTGACCATCATGCTCTGTGGTAGCACCATTCGTGCCATCTCAGGTGCAATACCGTCACGGATCATATCACGATACATATCCAGTGATTCCTGCATGTGGGCTTCATAGAACCTAGACCACCGTGGAGTGTATTTGTGTCGTTTACCTGAGCCTTGCTTGATGCTCTTCTCAGGACGCTCACGCCACTCATCAGGGTAGAAGATTGCAGGTATATCATCTACGTATCGTTTGCTCTCTTCGTTCCACGTTAGACCTGCTTGGTGCTTCATTAGCTGACGGGCAAGGAATAGAGGCACAGAGCAGCGAAGCTGAATAAAGTTATGTCTAAACGGAGTATCATGACGATGTTTCGCAAGGTAGTTTATTAACTTCTCATCTTTGGTATCCAGAGTACTGCTTTCTTTGTTAAAAGAAACTCGTGCAGAGTTGACGACACTAAGGTCGCCCCCTGCTGATTCAATCAGTTCTACTTTCATCATTTAATAGTAAGTCCAAACTGTCCGTTAATATCTACACCTGCTTTGTCACAATACTGCGCTAAAGATGAATAGACATTCTTGATACATTCATACGTCTCTTCTAAATACTCTTCAAAGTTTTCCTTTCGTTGCTTATCTGTAGCATTTATTAGTGCATGTGTAGCATCTGCTATCTCTGTTGTAAAGTAAACAGACAGTTGGAGTAAAGCAGTAGGATCTTGATCTTTAAGTTTAATTGTATCGTTCATATTCATTCCTTAGCCATGACAGCTTAAACATTCTTCAGCGTCCTTCAACGCATTACGTTCCATTGATACTCCGACCTTATCAGCCTCTACAGCTGCTGTGGTACGGAAGTAGTACAAGCCCTTCAGTCCAGTCTTCCAAGCCCTTAGATGCACTGCATTGACGTATGACCGTGGAACACCTGCAGGGAAGAAGAGGTTGACACTCTGGCCCTGACAAATGTATGGCTGACGCTCTGCAGCATGATCTATGACATGTGCTTGGTCAATCTCGAATGCAGTCTTGAAGATCTCTTTGATATCCTCTGGCAAGTCTAGGTGTTGCACAGACCCTGCATTGTTAATGATGGACTTCCACGTCTTCTCATCGTTCATGCCTAGTGACTCTAAACGTCTCTCCAAGTACTTGTTCTTAATCAAGTGAGCCCCAGCACGTGTGCGATGGGTGAAGGCGTTAGACTTAAGAGGCTCAATAGATGCTGTACAACCGCAGATAATACTACTGTTAGCATTAGGGGCAATGGCAAATAGATGAGCATTACGATCACCTGTGCCAGCCAAGTCGGGAGCTTCTCCCTTCTGCTGTGCAAGTAGCTTCGTAGCCTTCTTAGCCTGTTCATTCATGTCCCTAAAGATACGTTCATTCAGCAGTTTAGCACCTAAGTCGCCCCAAGCGTATTCGTGTTGCTGTAATAGGCCTGCAAAGCCCATAGCACCAATACCAATACTACGTTCCATTTGAGCCGAATACTTAGCCTTATTCAGCTCATCGGGAGCATGTTCAATGAAGAAGGATAGCACATTGTCTAAGAAGCGCACAAGGTCTGCGATCATCTTAGAATCCTTCCATTCATGATACTTCTCTAAGTTGACTGAACTGAGGCAACATACCGCAGTACGTTGTTCATCTGTTGCAAGGTGGATTTCATTGCAAAGGTTGCTTCCTCTAACTTTGAGTCCAAGCTCCTGCTGTCGTTTGTTAAGTCCTCTTTGTGCTGTGTCGATGAAGTTAATATAAGGGCTTCCAGTCCTCGAACGAGCTTCAAGTAATCGCTCCCATAGTCGTCTAGCTTCCACAACTTCTCTAACAGCTCCGTCTGCTGGATCAATGAGTTCCCACGTAGTCGCATTCTCTACAGCCTCCATAAACTTATCAGTGACATTCACTGCGTTGAACAAGTTAAAACACTTGCGGTTACTGTCGCCACCTGTTGGTAGCTTGAAGTTCATAAACTCTATGATGTCTGGATGGTCAATGTCAATGTAGGCTGCATAGCTACCCTTACGGGTCTTGCCTTGCTTGTACGCAGTCATTTGACTATCAACAACCTTCATGAACGGTATAGGTCCGGGACTCTTGTCTGAGATGCCTCGGACATCGCTCCAGTGACCTCCTACACCACCGCCTTTGACACTAAGCCATGCTACCTCTGCATTGTGCTCTATAAGGCCATGTAGATCATCAGGCACATAAGTAAGGAAGCAGCTAATAGGTAGACCTTTGACTGCTTCACCGTTGCTAGGAGCATTAGACAGTACAGGGCTACTGAACATAAACCAGCGCTTACTAGCGTAATCATAAATCCTTTGGGCAAACTCCATGTCGCCCTCTGAGTAGGCCATTGCAGCTCGTGCAAAGGCATCTTGAGGGTCTTCGTTATTCTTGCAGTAGTAGTCTTTTAGAAGGCTCAGTGCTTGTTCACTGAAGCCCTCGTTGCGACTGTAATCAACCTTAACCATTCTTCATAGCCTCTTTTAAATCAGTGAAGCCTCCTACGTGCTCACCGTCAATAAAGATCTGCGGTACTGTTCGGATACGTCCTATACGCTCTTCTAAGGCCTCTAGAGCCTCTGGATAAACATCTAGGGCTGTGTACTTGTAATTTAGCTTTGCAGCCTCACAGAGCTCTACAGCGTCTTTACAGAAGGCACAGTTGGTAGTGCCGTATATCTCAATAATCATACTTCAGCGTCCTTCACAAATACACCGTCAATCATACGACCCTTACGAGTAACAATCTCACCATAAGCAGCCCCTAAGCAGTCTTTGTAGTCTAAGCCATACATCTCAGCGAGAATGATTAGAACCACTGCACAGTCCCCAATAGCGTCTGCGTACTCTGTTCGGTCGTCCTTCTCCCATGCTTCCTTCAGCTCGTCCATCTCCTCTTGGAGCTTCTTTAGCTGACCCTCGATAGTACCTTGGTCTAGAATCCCTCGATCTTTTGCCCATACAACTACTAAATCTTCTAACATTAATTATCCTCAATCATGCGGTCAATGTACCACTTACACTTCTCTAGGTCTTGCACTGGGTTGCCTTTGTTAAGATGTCGGCTAAGGTATTTCAGTGCGTTACCAAAGTAGAAACTATAGCAGTCTGGTACAGTGTCGTCAATATAATCTATTACTTCTATTTGTTTGTTTGCATAGTGTGCAGGTTTGTTTACTGGGTCTTCCTCTTCCTTCAGAGCATCCCAGAACTCTTTATACTGCTCTTCACTGATCGGATAGGTCTTGTCTGTCATAACACAGTTCCTCTACTAGCTCGTCATACTGCTCGTCAATACGATCTTCGAAGCGGTCTAGTAGCTCCTCTGAAGACACGTCAAGTATCTCCAGAAGAGTGACTTCATCGTACTGCGACAGGATCTCTTTAATTTCCTGCTGCGTCAACATCGGCTTTGTCCTCTACACGGTAGAAGCCTTTAAGCAGTTTCTCGTAGTCTTTAAGTAGGTCTAGATAGCCCGTCATAGGGTCATAGACCTTCTCAAGTACTGAGGTCTTACGTTCAGCGTCACCATCATTGGTCTGTAGTTGGATACTGATATGAATCATTTAGCTTTGCTCCATTCTGGTGGTAGTGAGTACTGATCGAAGTATCTAAAGCCTTCCTTCTCAGCCCAACCACCGTGTGTTAGTTTTGTACCATCTCTGCGCTTCTTGGCATGTGGCATAGGTGTTTTAGGGTTTTGGAATACGAACACTAACTCTTCGTCTTTGCTTAGTCCGTTTCGTATGTCCTTGTACTTCCTAGCCTCTGCTGAGTCTCTGAAGCGCCCCTTCGTTTCTATGTAGATCTTAAAGCCTTTAGGGTTTATGTACACGAAGTCTGGTTCGTACATTTTAACCTGCACGTATTCTATCTTGTCTGGGTGGAATTTACACCCCATGAGATAGTTCCTGTGCAGGTCGTACTCAAACCAAGAGTCGTAACCCTTTGGCGGTTTAGTTCTACGTCTCATTTTGGCGGTTGCCATAGCTCGTCCTTGTATCTACGCATATGTAGTAACTGACCATCTTCAATGGCTCGTTCGACACTGCCATGTGCTTCTACGCATATATCCCACATCTCTTTAGCAGTAGTAGCGCCAGCTAAGAGCTTCTCAGCCTTCTTAGCGCCTACACCAAAGACACCTTGGATGTTATCAACACGGTCTCCCATGAGTAACTGTATGTAGAAGTTATACATAGCTTCATCAGCATCTACGTAGTATCTATGCTCCTTCCTAAAGTTATAATGCCACCCCTGCACAGTATCAAGATCCTTGTCAATACTAACGCAGATACATTCGTCACCTAGCTCAGTCATACGCTTACTTATAAGATCGTCAGCCTCTTCACCGTAAGCTACTTCAGCCTGCCAGAAGTCAACCAAGCGTGAACGTAAAGCCTTCATATGTTGTGGAGGTTTGTTGTTCTTGCGGTTGCCTTTGTAGGGCTGTGTTACAGCTATTTTGTTACGGTAGTTAGGTTGTCGCTTGTCTTTGCCCGTTAGGTAGAATTCCCATTCAAACACATCAGGGAGATCAAACAACATGAGATCGTATATAAAGCCGTCTAGAGTGACTATGGCATGAGATTCTTCATCGTCCTCGCTGCCATAGCCTATCTGGTAGGTTAGAATGTCGGCATCTACCAATGCCTTCATAGGTTACAGGATGTCGTCATCGTCATCTACAGACACTACATCGCCATCTTCATAGCTCACTAGGTCTGTGACAACCATCTTCTTAAGTGATGGTGATACACCTTCCTTGTTCTTGAAGGTCCAAGTGTAAGGTGCAATGACTGCGATGGCTTTAGAGCCGTTGCCGACAGAGATGCCTTCCATTGGATTACCGTTAGAGTCAAATGCACGAATTACGTTGTTAGATTTACAAGTAATGTAAGCGCCTTTGTCGTCTTTGGTCTTCACATCAATGCCCATGTCAGTCAGTGCCTGAGCTGCTGCAGGGCTTAGATTACATAGGTCAACTTGGAACTTACCAGACATCTCATTGCGCTGGTCTAGGTAAGCCCACATGATGTCTGCTTTGATTTTGATTGGTGTAGTCATAATGTCATTCTCCATATTGGTGACGTTTTCTTCAGGGTATATAAATATTATACCATATTTTGAGAGGGTGTCAACACATTAATTTAATTTAGTGCGTATCTGCCCAAGTTTTACCTATTGCAGACTCTGCAGCTACAGGAAGTCTAAATCCTAACTGCTTGCCTGCGGTCTCTGCAGCATCTACTAGCAACTGTGCCAGCTTCTCTGCATCTTTTGTTGCACAGTCCCATTGTGTCTCATCGTGTACGAAGGCAACTAGTTTTGCATCTAAGCCTTGCTTTACAACTTGACGTTGGGACTCTATAAGCCACTGCTTGGCAACTATTGCACCTGCTGACTGTAGAAGCATGTTCGGGCTACTGTGCTCTGACTTAACCTGTATGCGTCTACCATCTAGTGCAGGTACATAGCCCTTTGCAGATAGTTTCTTGACCTTATCTATAAATCGTTTCATAGAAGGTATCTTACGGAAGAAGCGTTGCTTAAGTATTGCGCCTTCTTTAGAACTGCCTCCTACGATAGAGCCTAGTTTAGCCTCACCAGCCCCGTACAGGAACGCATAGATGAATGTCTTAGCGTCCGAACGTGTTGGTAAGCCTGCTGCTTCTTGGTTTGCTGTGTGAATGTCTCCTTCTAAAAGCTCTTTAGTGTAGTTATCGTCTCGCATGTAGTGAGCTAGGCAGCGAAGCTCGATACCAGATAGATCACTTCCAACAAGACTTCGATTGCTTCCCACATTCCATAACTCCCTACAATCATGATCTGATGGAATCTGTCCCATGTTAGGACTACTATGTGTGCATCGGTTAGTTACAGCTCCTAGACTGTTAATACGCCCGTGAACACGTCCATCTTCTTTAGTTGCTTTAAGCCAGCTCGTTACCAAGCCGTGTCTCTTTTGTAACCAGAAGTACCTAGCTAGTAGTTTAGCCTCTGGTAGGTCTATAGAGTTGAGCACTACATCATCAATGATTACGTTGCCCTTCTCAGTGTGCTTGTCAAAGTCAACTCCAAGTGCCTCAAGCCTCTCAGCTATTTGCTTCCGTGACGCTGGGTTGAAGATGACCACCTTGTCCTTAAGACGCTTGCCAGTCTTTTCAGACCAACGCTCTTCAATAATCGGAGGGAACACTTCTTGAAGCTGATGCGTAATTGAATCCATCTCAGAAATAAGATTGTCTTCCATTTGTTCCGCTTTAGCTTTGTCAATACTGAAGCCCGTTCGCTCCATCCTGCTAAGTATGATTGCAACTTCATGTTCCATCTCCAAAGGTTTGCGACCGTTGTCTAGCCATGCGCTGAACTCACTCTCTAGGTGTTTGTGAAGCCTAGATAGTACTTCAACGTCTCTCTCACAATAGTCAGCCATCTCTTGAGTCCAACCAGCGTCAAAGTCTGTAATGTCAAAGTCCATCTTCTCAAACCCTAAACGCTTCCCCCATGCTTTGAGGCTGTGACCGCCTTCAATGACTGGGTTGTGCAATCGAGACATGATGAGTGTATCAACTGCTTGGCTTTTGCGGATCTGTACATTCCAAACTTGGCGCAGTATTGGGTAATCGAAGCCTATGCCGTTATGTGCGCAGACTTGTTCGTTACCTATGTACTTCTGTAGCCCTGTCGGAGACCTCCAGTGAAGGACTTCGTTGTCCTTCTTAGTAACACAGAGCCATATTTCGTTATGCTTCATGTTTGTTTCAATGTCTAGGTATATCATATGTCTTCTCTTGACTTGCTATATTAATAGTTTAACCTGTTTCATCGAACATGTCAAGCTGTGCTTCAACACTTTTTGTCACATCTATCATCTCTTTGATGACATCTAAGTCTGCTTTGAACCACTCGCCTTTGCAGTTATCTTCAGAGAGTACGTTGCGCAGTAGTTTGTGAACGTCTGACTCTGCACGATGTCGGTTGTCGAACTCTACAGCATACAGCAGTTCATAGTCTCGGAAGGGTGAACTAGTCTGATAGCCATTCAATCGATCCTCTGCCGAGGCTGCTTTGCCTACTTTGTACCAGTTAGGCCAAGACTTATTATGTATGATGTATACAGAGCCCTCTGTTGTGCGTGTATCAATCTCTATATGCGACCAAGCATCTGTTAGTGTCTTGTAGCGCCCTGCCTTAAACAGTGGATGCTTTTTAGATATGTATTTACCATTGACCCACATACGTTCTGGATTGTTTTTACTGTTAAATCTATCATTAACTTTCTTGTGACAGTCCCTGCACATTAACTGAAGCCCGTCCGGACTGCTGGAGTTCTTGTTAAACTCGGTTAAGGGCTTCTCAGTATGACACATATTACAAGTCTTCATAGTGAATCCTCTAAATCTTCTATTGCCTTTTTAATATTCTTTGTCTTCTTGTGCTCCTTAAGAAGATCTCTAAAGTGTTTAAAGTAATCTGTTTTAGATCCCTGCTCTGCTCGCCACTCCTCTAACGTCTGCCCCTTCTTTATAGGGTTGTTAGCTGACTTAGGAGAAGCAAGCTGTTGCATGTAGTAATCTAATATACGGTGCTCGTTTAACGCCTCTGCTAAGGTCTTTGGAGTATAGTGAGCCCAAAAAGGTGATCCTAGAATCTTAAACCTTGTTGTGCGCTTGGCAATCATTATGCGACTGCCTATCTTTAAGCCTTGATGTCTCATATCAACAGTAAAATCATAATCTAAATACTTCTTAATCTTGAAGTAGTTACACCAGCACCAGTTTGCATGACTCATAAGGCTTCCTCCTCATCCTCGTGTCGTTCGGTCATTCTACCAGTGTCCAAGCTATATAGCAACTTACACGCTGGCCCTGTCGTGCCGCTGAAGCGGTTCTTCAGAACTCTGACCTTGGTTGTGTTGCGCTCAAGTACGTCATCAGCTTGTCCGTTACGTTCCAAGCCAATAACCATGTCACTAAGCTGTGCAATAGAGCCTGAGCCACGCAACTGAGCTAGACTGGTTGCTGCACCTTCTTCGTGTCCTTTGTTCTCAGGGCGCTTTAGGTGGCTAACACAGATCAAACAAATGCCCGTCTCAGCTACTAAGGTTCTGAGCTTCGTCATAATCTCGTCAATTGCCTTGCGCTCATCACCGTTTGACTGAGAACTAACAACAATCGAGATGTGGTCTAGGAATACATAGTGGCAATCTAGCGCCTTAGCCATGTATCGAACACGATCAACAATGCTGTCAACGTCACTAGAGCCAAAGTGGTCGAACAAGTAAACTCGTCCAGTGCCTAGTGTTGCATTGTACGCAACAGACTTCTCTTCGTCACTGGCTTGGCTGTCTGGTAAGTGCAGAGGCTTGTTAGCCGCTAGAGACATTATAGACAGTGCAGTCTTGCGAACTGACTCCTCCATGAACATTAAGCCTACTTTCTCGTCATCTGTAGTCTGAAGAATGTTGTAAACTATCTCACGTAGAAACTGAGACTTACCAAGTCCAGAGCCTGCTGTCAGTGTTACTAGTTCGCCTTTGCGGATGCCATAGGTTAGTTTGTTAAGCCCTTCAAAGGGATAGTTAACATCTGCGCCCTGTATAGGCTTCATAACCTCTTCGAACAGTGTATCACCTGCAATGATGCCTTCGGGTGTGTACTGCTCTGCCCGCCATAGAGCTACGGAGAACTCTGTCTTACGTCCCTCGACTAACATGTCGTTAGCGTCTTTGACTCCGTTAGGTAACTTAACAATCTTCGCTTTACGTGAAAATAATTCAGCTACCTTCTGGGTTGCTTCTAAGCCTGCGTCATCAGAATCAAAGCAGATATAAACACTGTCAAAGCTATCAATAAACTCATAGTTCTCTTTACAGTCTCTGATAGCACTCTGTGCTCCATTTCGAACACTAACAACGGGATACTTAGCATCCATCATCTGAAAGGCTGACATAGCGTCTATTTCGCCCTCAGTGATGATTAACATCTTACCGCCTGCGCTGAACCTCTCTTGTCCAAACAAGCCCTTGTAAGCTGACCAGTCGCCTTTGATGGTGAACTTCTTCTCACCGTTCAAGCGTACCTTAGCGGCTGAAGAGCCATAAGGAAACACTAAGTCATTGCCTCTAAAGCCTACACCGTATTTCTGGGCAGTATTCACGTCAACCTTACGATCTACCAAGGCTTTGAACTTTATATCATCGCCAGAGGCTCTGTAAGGCTCTGTGAGAGCTTTTCTGTTAGCAGGTGGCACAACCCTACTGGTCACTACGTAATCCTCCTCAGAAGCCTCTGTGAGGCCTTCTAGTGCATTAGGCACATTCGCATCACATGCAAAGCATTTACCCCAACCATTCTCGCCTATGCTGTAGGCATTGGAGCTTGTGCATTTTGGGCATGGTAGATGCTGTTTAATAAACGCCATCTTCTAATTCCTCTATAGTTTCTAACACTGCGTCATATAAGTCGTCTTCTAAGTCCCTTGGAAGCTCACACTCTCCAACAAGGCCTTCAGAATCAAACTCTACACATTTAAGTATATCATACTCCACGTCAGTAAATCCATAGTAATCAGAATCTGAGTCCCATGTCGAGTAATCAGCCTCTTGGTCTTCGAACCATGTGATCTTAACATCTACGTCATAAACAGTGTCATCAGAGTAATCCAGTTCTACCGTGAATACTTCACCAATCATTTTAGTCACCTATGTAGTCTGTAAAGCTCTTCAGAGCTCTTTAGAGTTAATATTAATAATATCTAAGTATAAATCTAAAGAGCTCTAAAGAAGCTATATAGATCTATATAGTTATTATATCGCCTAACGATTAAAAGTCAAGCACTTTTTAGTATTTAAGTTCATCGTTGTATGGATCACTTGAATTATTCTCATACATTATGTCAGCTTCGTCCAAGAGATCTAAGCGGTCGTTAGTGTCAAACTCGTACTCTGTAGCTTTGAAGCAGTAGTTACAGAGGTCTAAAAAGTTACCGTTAGAGTCCTTTCTAGTGCTTTCGAAGTCGTTAAGTTCTACGTTGCAAGCTATACATCTCATAGTGTTCGCCCTGTGTCCTCAATAGTGAATCGATCGTATTGTAGTTTAAGTTGTTTCTTATAACTATCTAGGTCTGATAAGCCTACTACATAGCAATATTTCTTATATATGGCACTGTTAGACCACACTGTTACACGGTATTGTTTCATGTTAACGCCCTCCAAAGTTAAAATGCTCGTATAGTATATCATAGTTGTCATCTTTTGCAAGTACCATGATATAACGCCCTGTTGCCTCTGTGTGAAGCTCTATAGTGTCTCTATGTCTTGGTAGCCTGTCAATGTCTAGTTCGTCTAAAATGGCCTTTGCAGCTCCAACCGTTAACGTGTCTACGTGTTCTCTGTGGTACTTCATTTATAACGCTCCTCTGCAAGCTCGCATTGTATTCCGCATTCAATCTTAGGCTCATCTGCGAACCTGCCTCTATTTGGGTCTAAATCATGTAGATACAAAGGCTCTCCAGTCTTAGGCTCTTTTAGAACTGTATAGCCCTTACGCTTTTCGAAGTCTGCCATACGCTTAAACTCTTCGGGGAAGTCTTTGCGTATCTTATTCCAGTATCCCATACCGCCTTTAACGCATCCAACACAGTTATTATGTTCATATCCTAGTTTGTACATGACAGGCAACTCAATCCCTGCACGGTCCACCATAGCTAAACAGTTCTCTTTAGTGATACCCTTATCAATCAGAATCCACTCACAGTCTATGTTGGGGTTATTACGCTCAAAGTCTTTAGCACGTTTAGCCTCTTCGACTGTGAAGCCAAACACCTGAACGTCGTCGTCTTCTTGGAACTGCCCACGTACTTGCTTTTTAAGGGCTCTAGTACATGGCGAGCCTGCTGGTGTTCTCATATAGTTCTTTTCGAATACGTTATAGATTGATCCATCGTACCCTTCGTGCATCAGCACCTTAACAGGCTGACCAAACCACTGTTCGCACTCACGCATAAAACGCTCATTGTCTGGATGCTCTTCTTTGACCTTGCAGTAGGCTATAACAACCTCATCAAATTGACTTGTAAGTTCTTCGTCACTGATTGCAATCTTACAAGCTACTGCAGAAGCTGCGCCACAGCTAAACCATATAACTAATCTGCTCATTGTATTTCACCTAACCAATCTAAAGTTTGCTCTCGTTCGTCTAATAACTGTTGGTATTCCTTCATCGACTTCTTATCAACTCGACCAGCCCACTTGTTAAACATCTCGTAATAGCCATCTAGGTTGCACTGAAACAGTACTTTAGACGGCATAAAAGCATACTCTGAGACGGTGACAGGTTTGAAGTTGTCATCTACGAACGCCTCGAACTCTGCGAATGTTAGATGGTCCTTAGGCTCAAACAAATCTAGCTGCTTATCTATCATTGCCAAGCGGTCCTTTAACATCGCTTTAAGGTTTTCTTGCTTTTTCATCTTGTAAGCTCCTATAAGGCTGCTCAGGGCGTTTTAGACCCTAAGCAGTAGGGTTGGGTTAATTAACCTGCAAAGTTGCCTGTATGACGGCTACGGCGCTCTACAGCAATACTAACACGTCCTAAGTGTAACTGTGTGAAAGTATTCTGCTTTTGAATACCAAAGCCTCGTGATTTACGTTTACGCACAGCTACAAACCCCTTTAGTTTTCCAAACAAGTTGTAGCGAGTACGTCCGTTGATGTGTTTAGAGAGTTTAATGATAGTCATAATTATACATCCTTCTTGATTGTGTAGATCACTGTGACCAGCACTGCAACAGCAGCGCCAGCTAACGAGTATTCAATTGTACTTAGTATTTCAGGGTTGTCAAGTAAATAGTTAATCATTGTTTAAGCCTCTACCAAGTCAGCTATATGCTTTGCAATCTCTAACCAATTAACATTGTTTAGGTATGTAGCTACAGCACTCTCTGCAATTATATTGCCTTCGATGCCTTCGTAGGCAAACTCTTCTGTATTCTCCTGCATCGCAGAAGCTAACATGTTAATTGCTTCATCGATGTCACAGCCTCCCTCGTCTTGGTAGTACTCTAGAGCTTCAACCCAGAAGTCTGCAGCTTCGTCGATTACTTCTAAGTTAACTCTCCATGTTTCGTAGTTAGTCCAGCCGTTGTATGTAGTCATTTAAGTTGTCCTCGTTGTTAGTTGATGAGGTCATTATAGCTCTCTGAATTCATATGTCAACAATTAATTTAAATTATTTTATGCACCTTGTTAGCTATACAGTTGTCTGTGTAGTTCTGTGTAGTTCTGTGTAGCTATATAGAAGCCGCTGTGTAGCTGTGTAGTGCTGTGTAGCTGTGTAGTGCTGTGTAATCTCTCTACAGTGCTGTGAAGCCTTTGGAGGCTGTGAAGGCTTCTGAGTGGTGCTACATAGCCTCTCACATGTCAACTTTCTAGGCTATAAAGATCTATAAAGTTCTATAATATTTCTCTATAGCTCCACAGATCTTTATAGTATGTAGCTATGTATCAGCTAACTAGTACATAGATGCTGTGTAGCACAGTGTAGCTGTGTAGTCTAATTAGTTTTAACTATGAACTCCCCAGTCTTCATAGCTATTTAGTTGTTGACTTGGTAGCTATGCAGGGCTATAATGGGCTGTGGAGATCTTTGTAGGGGCGGGGGAGGGGCTATGCTGCTGTATTATTATTGTAGCTACTGCACAGACACAAAATAGGGCTAAATAGCACTACCTAGCTACCAAGACCTATTAAAAACTACAATAATTATACAGCTCTCAATAGCCTGTAGCTATAAAGCCTATAAAGCCTATAATACCCTACTAAATCAATAGGTTATATAGCTGTGTAGGCTGTGTAGAACTGTGCAGACCTCGTGCAGAACCTATGTAGAAAATAAGCAGATCCTATTTAGTAAAAAAAGTTGCTATAGGGTATTGACATTTGCTCTAAAATATGATATACTATTACTATATAGTAAACAAAGCCCAACAGACGTTAGTACTTGTTACACTGAATTCTAACACTAGTTTCCAGTTGTAGCTTATATCAGCGAGGCTATTAATGATCCCCTTTGAATTTAAGGATAAGATTTATGAAAAGAGACGAAGAATCTTCGAATAACCCCAAAGATCCCACGTTAGAAACGATAGAGACTCCTGTCGGCGACTCTATAGAGTCAACACCGCCTAAACGTAAGCGTGGAAGACCTAAAAAGAGTGAAGTTGCTTCTAAATCTAGAGGTGGCAGAGGCAAAGTAGGCCGTCCAAAAGGCGACGCAGCCATAATGAACGAGTACAAAGCTCGTATGCTAAGTAGCCCTAAAAGTAGACAGGTCTTAGATGCTATTCTAAACGCTGCTCTTGATGACGAACATAAGAATCAGTCAGCAGCTTGGAAGCTCGTAATGGATCGTATACTCCCTGCAGGCATGTTTGAACAAGAGGTCTCTAAAGGGAATGGACGTAACTCTGTTAACATCACCATCAGCGGCGTTGGAGGCGAGTCCATCAACATAGGTGCTAGTAGTGATAGCTCTGAAGCCTCTGATGGGGCAAACGATGCCTTTGACGGTAGCTATGAAGTCAAGGATGTGAACTAATGGCTGAGTTAAATGTAGAACTACTCCCTTGGCAGCAAGGTGTCTTCAACGACAAGACTCGCTTCAAGATAGTCGCTGCAGGTCGTCGTACTGGTAAGTCCCGTCTAGCTGCTTGGATGCTAATTATCTATGCACTACAGGCCACTAAAGGTCATGTCTTCTACGTAGCCCCTACACAGGGACAAGCTAGGGACATCATGTGGCAGACATTGTTAGAGTTAGCACACCCTATCATCAAGTCTACGCATATTAACAACCTACAGATAACACTGGTCAATGGAGCTACAATAGCCCTAAAGGGCGCTGATAGACCTGAGACAATGCGTGGTGTTAGTCTTAAGTTCCTAGTGCTCGATGAATACGCAGATATGAAGCCCACTGTATGGGAACAGATACTTCGTCCTGCCCTTGCCGACCAGAAGGGTGATGCGATGTTCATAGGGACTCCGATGGGTCGTAACCACTTCTATGACCTATATACCTATGCAGCCACTGAAGATGATCCAACATATAAAGCATGGCACTTCACATCCTATGACAACCCTCTACTAGATCCTGCAGAGATTGACGTAGCTAAGAAGTCTATGAGTAGCTATGCCTTCAGACAGGAGTTTATGGCATCCTTCGAAGCACTAGGCTCAGAGATCTTCAAAGAGGATTGGGTTACGTTTGGAGAAGAGCCAGAGTTTGGTGACTACTACATCTCTGTTGACCTTGCTGGCTTTGCTGACATAGCTCATGCCAACACCTCTAAAGCTAAGAAGCTCGACCAAACAGCTATTAGTGTTGTTAAGGCTAACGAGCATGGTTGGTACGTAGCAGACATTATCTATGGACGTTGGGACATCAAGAAGACTGCTAAGAAGATCTTTGATGCTGTAGCGAAGTATAGACCTGTTAGTATTGGCATTGAGAAAGGTGCTCTACGTAATGCTGTGTTGCCCTACATCACAGACCTTATGAAGGCTAACCAACGCTACTTCCGAATTGAAGAACTAACACACGGCAATCAGAAGAAGATAGATCGTGTTGTTTGGGCTCTACAGGGCCGTTTTGAGAATGGTCAAATAACACTAGCTGAAGGAGAGTGGAATACGGAGTTCTGCGATCAACTCTTCCAGTTCCCTAACCCACTAGTCCACGATGACTTAATAGACTCATTAGCCTACATAGATCAAATAGCTAAGATTAGTTACTATGTAGACTATGAGGAAGATGAACTAGAAATACTAGACCCAATAACAGGATACTAGAATGAACTTTGAAGAAAATGAATTTCTGATAGAACAGACCCTTGAAGATTGGGTTATGGATAAGACGAATAACTGGCGTGAGCATTATGAGTCTAACTACAAAGAGAAGTTTGATGAATACTACCGTCTATGGCGTGGTATTTGGGACGGCTCTGACTCTATGCGTAGCTCTGAACGCTCTAAGATCATCTCTCCAGCCCTACAACAGGCTGTAGAGAGCTCTGTAGCCGAAGTAGAAGAAGCTACGTTTGGACGTGGTAAGTGGTTTGACCTTAAAGACAACAAAGGTGACACTGAAGCTCTAGACGTACAGCTACTGCGTAATCTGATGACTGAGGACTTTGAATACTGCAAAGTACGTAAAGCAGTTGCAGAGTGTATCCTAAACTCAGCTATCTTTGGTACTGGTGTAGGCGAGGTAGTTCTAGAAGAAACTACTGACATTCGACCAGCTACACAGCCTGTGATGGACGGTCAAGCTACAGCAGTCGGTGTAGAGAAACGAGACCGTACAGTAGTCAAACTACGCCCAGTGTTGCCTCAGAACTTCTTGATTGATCCTGCAGCTACTTCGATTGATGAAGCTCTAGGTGTAGCAATTGATGAGTTTGTGCCTCTGCACCAAGTAGAGACTATGCAAGAGCGTGGCATCTATCGTGACGAAGACATTGTAGTTGACGCTCCAGATACTGATCTAGAACCTGACCAGTCTTTGAACCTCTATAGTGACGACAAAGTACGTCTAACAAAATACTACGGCCTTGTACCACGTTATTTGTTTGAAGACGCTACAGTCGGCGAAGATGAAGAAATTGTTGCACTTACAGACGAAGAAGACGAGTCTAAGTACGTTGAAGCTATTGTTGTTATTGCTAACGGCGGTACACTGCTTAAGGCAGAAATCAACCCGTACATGATGCAAGACCGCCCTGTAGTTGCTTTTGCTTGGGACGCAGTTCCTTCACGCTTCTGGGGACGAGGAGTCTGTGAGAAGGGCTACAATAGTCAAAAAGCACTTGATACTGAACTACGTGCTCGTATTGATGCTCTAGCGCTCACAGTACACCCAATGATGGCTGTGGATGCTTCTCGTCTCCCACGTGGCACTAAGATGGAGATTAGACCGGGGAAAACTGTACTAACTAACGGTAATCCTGCTGAGATCCTACAACCATTCAAGTTCGGTAACTTAGACCCTAATACGTTCAACCAAGCTGCCTCACTACAGGCAATGGTACAGCAGGCTACAGGGGCTATTGACTCTGCAGGTATTGCAGGCTCTATCAACGGCGAAGGCACTGCAGCGGGCATCAGTATGTCACTGGGTGCAATTATCAAACGTCATAAGCGAACTCTAATCAACTTCCAAGAGTCCTTCTTGTTACCGTTTGTTCGTAAAGCTGCTTACCGTTACATGCAGTTTGATCCAGAGCGTTACCCAGTTAGTGACTACCAGTTCACTGCATCGTCCTCGTTAGGTATTATTGCTCGTGAGTACGAAGTAACACAGCTAGTCCAGCTATTGCAAACAATGAGTCCTGAGTCTCCACTGTACCCTACGCTCATTGAGTCAATTGTTGACAATATGAACCTAGCTAACCGTGAAGAGCTCATTGCACGTCTCAAGGAAGCTTCGCAGCCTGATCCACAGCAACAACAAATGGCTATGCAGCAAGCACAGGCTCAGATGGCTATGCAGCAGGCTCAGACAAGTGCGTATGCAGCTCAAGCAGCTGACTTTATGGCACGAGCTGAGAAGTACAAAGCAGAAGCTGCAGTCACTAACTACGACTCTCAGACAGATCGCATCAAAGTCCTATCTAGTAACCTAGAGATTGGCGATGCAGATGACAGAGAGTTTGAGAAACGTGCTCGTGTAGCTGAATTAATCTTAAAAGAACAAGCAATCAACATGAAAGGAAACAACAATGCTAATGCCCAAACAGGTCTTGGAGATCTTGGACAACCTCAGCAATCAGTTGAACAGCCTCAGCAATCAGGTCCAACAATTGAGCCAGCAATGCGAGGCGCTGGACGAGAAAATCAAAACAATGGAGGCGGCTTCTAAGCCGTCTACCACAACTCGTAAGCCACGTCAAGCAGCTAAACCTAGCGGCTCAGAAAAAAGTTCAAAAAGTTCTTGACTTTTAGCTTGACTTGTGGTATAATATATAGTATATCAAGGAAGCCTTAAATGGACAAATCACTTGAAAAGCAATACGAAGACTATTTTGATCTATTTAGTCGCAATGGTTGGAAGCTGTTAATGGAAGATATTGACAGTATGATCGAATCAGTTGACTCTTTGGAGAGTGTAACCTCGTTAGAGGAGCTACATCAGTACAAAGGTCAACTAGCAATACTCAGACGCATCAGAGGTTTTGAAAACGCAATCGCTGCTGCTTATGAGGAACTAA